CGCGGAGGGTAGGGCACCAGTATCTCCCACACCGGGTCCTTAACGGGGACCGAGCGCTTGCCTTTCCGGAGTCATTCGACCTCATGACGGAAATTGTAGTACCTTTCATCAGAGAACACCTCAGGAGTGGTGTCTAGAATCAGGCGGCCAGTAAGATCATCCATATCGTAGAGACCAACATCGTATTTTGCCATGACGATTTCGAGAAAGTCATCATCCTCTACCACTAACGGTTCAGCACGGATCTTTTGATAAACATCAGAAACAGATCGGACGCCCTGTTTAGCGAACCAGGTTAAATCATGTAGCTTGACTTGATTAAACTGTACCTGGGTTGAGGAGAAGCGGGAAAGAAATTTGTCACGCATATAGGCAATATGACGGAATTCGTAGGCATAGCTTAAGCTTTTTCCAGCTATGTAAAGGTCATCACTAACGTCCTGATTGCGGTTAGCCCTTGCGTTGAACCGCATCAGTGCTTTTCCTATGAGAGGGACCATACATGACTCTTGACCTACAGGCACGAAGAAGCGGGAAAGGAATGTTAGGTCACAATAGAAACGACGCTCCTGGGCCTTGAGGACCATACCAGCATCGTGACAATGTCGTTGCCAACGTAACACATCCACTCCATTCTTGCCAACTCCGGCGGCGATATCATCGCCTAATATTGCCACAACGCTACCAGTTATGCGGGAAACCTCGCAAAAGGAGTGCCATAGACAGAAGTTCCACCATGAATTCCTAGCAGTAGTGTCAGTGCCTCCGGTGGCCAACTGATATCTTAGAGAAGCACTAACACCATAATCATAGCTAACGACTGAAAAGTTCTCAGCATTGCGGGTATAAAAGGTAACGAACCAAGGTGGGGCTCCACAACGTCTCAAACAGTGTGCAAAAATCCGACCAACATCCTTCAGCTGGCTCCTGTCATTACTTGAAAAGTCGCCTTCGAAGTAACGTTCACAGCCGGACAACCCGGTGGCTATGGTTACGTCGTCCTTCTTATAGGCGAATATGACTTTCTCAACCTGAGGGGATCGGAACGTGTCAAACGCGTGGCAGAGTCTATTATTGAATTCGTCCATGACCGGCCCGGTCAAAACGTTGTATTCATCAGATCCTACATATATCACACGCGGAGCCCAGGACGGATCATTTCGTTTAAGGAGTACTTCACCCTTGACCATAAGAGACTTGGTGTTAAGGGTGCGAAAGTCCACGTCGTGCAAGGAGGCCAAAGCCTTATTCATCCTTTGTTGTTTGTCTGCATCGAACTTCGAAAGCCATCTATCATA